AAAAAAAGGGCACCTCCTATCTCGCCTCTATCTCGTCACGACTCTCCCCGATATCGCAACCCCACAGATAAATGCAAAGGCAGCGGCGGACGCATCAGGAGTCAAGTTTCTTGGCCCCACCTTCGGCTGGACGAATTCTCTCGGTCATGCTCTCATAAACCAGGCCGAAATTACGATAGGAGGATCCAGGTGCGAGCGTCTTGATGGGCAACTCTTAGAGGTGCTGGACGAATTTTACACTCCAATGGAAAAGGTGACTCTAATGAATGCAATGCTACCGCGCCTCGATAACGGATTCAAGGCCGGTTCCATCGGATCCTCAGGCGTGACGGTGGCAACAACTCCTCTTCCCTTCTGGTTTTCCTGTGGAGATGCAGGTGCCTATCTACCCATTGACGCCATTCAAGCGGACCAGGTTCTTCTAAAGATCCAGTTTAATCCGCTGGCCTCTGTTTACGTCAGCTCTCAACAGCAGACACCTACAAATCTCACGGCGAGTGTGGCAGGAGATGCCTATGCCCCTTTGCTAGGAAGCCCCTTCTATTATGCGGGACCTGGTGGACAGACTCCTCTAACAGTGTCTATGCCAGCCCTTCTCCCTCTTGGCGACACCTATATCATGGCTGAATATATCTATCTCGATAAGCCTGAGGCGAACCGCTTTCGCATCGCCGATATACAGATCCCTATTCCCCAGCACTATCCGTTTGATCCTTATGATACGCGTGGTGTGCCGAGGGCCCAAGTTCAGCTCAAGGTTCCGAATCCCACTCGCAACCTGTTCTTCTATTTACAACGCTGGGAGGCTGCACGATACAATGCGCCTTTTCTGGCTACACGTGATCTGAGCCGCGGCGGCTCTATACCTTGGTGGCCCGATGCATCTGGCCTCAATACATATGGACTTGGTCAGTATAGCCCTGGATTCTGCACGAGAGAATCAGAGCCCATTAGCTCTTTGGCCCTTACGTATGAGGGCTCTCTCACACGATTCTGGACGGATTCTCCCAGCCTGTTCAGATCGTTCATTCCGTGCCTTGAAATGAAAAAGGCCCCGTGGGTCAATCGCTATTTCTATGTGATGCCCTTCGGCTTTCAGAATGGCCTCACTCCACCCTCTCTACCCTCTGGAGAGGCGAACCTTGATAAGCTTCTCAATATTGAATTGTCTCTTCAGCTTCAGCCGAATCGCGGTTCAATTAATCCGAATGATGTCCCTCGCTATCTCGTCTATGTCTGGGCCGAGACCTATAATGTTCTACGCATCTTCGGTGGTCGTGCGGGTCTCCTCTTCGGATACTAGGCGGACTATGTATTCTACAGGAATATGGTCAGACAACTTTACAGAATCATAGTAAATAACTCGCCGAAGCCAAAGGCGATCTTCATCTCGTTTAAGATACAAAAAATGATCCAAGTGCTCTTCCGTTTCAGGGAAGGTTACATGTGTCTCCAGATCTAATCGATGAAACTTCTTAAAGATACACATATTCATGTCGCCAATGACAAGTGGAAAGAGGCTACTGTGGGCAGCTTCATAGAGTTCCTTTTCTTGTTGATGGCGTGAGGCTAGATAATTAATACGAATACATGCAAATTCCGTGATATCTGATTGAAGATGCGTATTGAAGACCTCGAATTCATATCCATCCAATTCTAAATAGACAACGAAATATCCCTTTGTCACGAAACGATCGGCGCCGTGCGACATAGAATATCGATGAAAAGAGGCCGGTTTTCGTTGTAGATACTTGGGGTGAAGAAGAAACGCGAGGCCACTGCCACATTCCATTCTTGGCAGAATGGAGCCAAATAGATAAGAATCTTCAGGGAACACAGCTACCCACCCTTTACTCGTAGCATACTCTTCAAGAATAGTTCTATGTTTCTGCGAGAACACTTCTTGAAGCGCAATAATGTCAGCACCTGAAGAGGACATGAGCCAACTTCCTACTTCATCAATATTCGTAGAGGACCAGGGGAGGCCGCGAATATTGTAGGTAAGCACTCGGATGAGCATCTAGTTATATTAATTCGCATATTTTAGACCACCGCGTTGTGCATCGAAAACAGCCATGGCCCACGCATCAACCACCACGTGGAGCTCAGTGGACTTCTGCCCTGTCACAGGATCAACAGGAATATCCGCTAAATCTACATAGAAAGTGGGCCGATCCGCCGTCGTGAAGTTCACAGATCCCTCTGGCTGTCTAGCAAACGGGGGCCTTCCTCCTCTCTGTTCACCGAGTTCCCAGTTCATTGTGCCTAATCCCTTTCCAGGATCCCTCTCCTCCTTGGCCAGATGCTGCAGCCGATTCCAGACCGAAGGGGAGAAGAGAGTTTCGCGGTCCCTCCCTGCGATTAGAAGAGACACATTATTGTAATACTCCGCACCTGTATCCGTCAGATACTTGTAATATTTATTGGCGCGAATGTCTTGTGAACTGAGAAACCAGAAGAAAAGACGGCCCGCTGGATGGGTCGCATCAACACGTCGCGTCGCGGATGCAACTGCGCCTCTGAGAAGAGGGCTATAGTCGGCTGAGCCAAATGTAAAGATATTCTCATAGAGGCGTGAATAGGGGACTTCCAGAGGAGTCTTTGATAGCGCGGCACGAGTATCTGGATCCACATAGGTGTGACGCGTCTCTAACTGTATGGTCGGTCGGCCAACCTCTGTTCGTAACAGGGTCTGAAAAGGGACCGTTCCGTCTGTAAACGTGGTGCCAAGAGCCCAAGGCGTCGGCTTCGCCCTGGAATCGCTCGCTTCCACAAGATCCTCTAATTTGCGCAAAGTCAAGCGCAGTTTGAAAGTCTGCTGTCTGGCGGCGATACTCGGAACACCTCCATCGTCATGGTGCTGACAACCAAGAAGAGGAAGACGGAGCCGTAGCCGACCTGGAGTCGCAGCTGCTGCAATTGTCGCGACTTCACCAGACGTAACCGCCGTCTGAAGATTCTCTAAAAAAGCGGAGTTCAGAGAGCCGCGCGCTCTTGTTGCAGCATAGAGCGCATCGCCGCTAAATTCCTGGAGAAGAATCTGATCCAAGTAGATCTGAATTTTACTGAAGAGGAAAAAGGCAATTCCGTTTGTGTATCCATATGATACACCCGAAAGATCCGTGATCCTTAAAGAGGGGTTCTTATAGGCGTATGTAGGCGGGAGCCAGGTGGGAAGATCGATGAGCAGAGTGGGATCAGTAAAGATTTCACCCGCCACTTCAAACTCAAACTCGCAGGTTCTCCCAAAGTCTGCCCCATTCAGAGGAGGTATTCTACGACGTTCATGAATTTGCGCGGGTATAAGGTTATAGCGATTATCAAAAGGAGAAACGGCTGAAAAGTCATCGTGGAAGAAGTATTTATCCTTATTTCCTCTTGCTAAAAGTTCAAAGAGAGCCCCTTCATTTGTAACTGCGGATCGCGCACTCTCCATCTTCCTTCTAACCTACCCCACTTTTAGATGAGCGAGTATTTCCTCCTCGTTGAAAAGGGTGTTACCCTTTGTATAGCAAATACATTTCAAGATATTTTAGAATGGCGCAGTAAAAGGCCTATTCATGGTATTTTATATATTCGATGCATAACTGAAAGGGGGGGTGTATTTACCTCTTATGATATCCGTGTCCTACCTTCCATTTTTTATACTGAAAAATTGAATTCGGGCCTCCGTATCCGGATTCCTATACAAAATGAAGCAGACGATCATCACAGCACTGGACACCCTTCGGAAGATGGACTTTGCAGAGAAGAGGAGGTTTCAAGCGATCGCCTATCAGAAGGCTATCCAACAGTTGACGGAGTTCCCTGGCGAGATCGCGTCATCGAAGGATGTTCAACACTTACCAGGCCTCGGTTCTAAGATTCTCAAGAAGATTGACGAGATCGTTGAGACAGGATCGCTTGCGGCTGCAGAGAGAGCGAAGGCCGATCCAGCCTTCGGCGCCTATGAACTCCTCTTGAAGGTCTATGGAATTGGACCCTCAAAGGCAAAGGCCCTGATTGAAAAGGGGGTTACAACACTTGAGAAGCTTGCCCTAGAGCCCTTGACTCCTGCACAGAAGCTCGGTGTCACCTACTATCATGACTTTCTTGAGCGCATTCCGCGTGAGGAGATGAGGACGCACGAGGCCTATCTGCAGGCGGAGCTGGATCCCGCCTTTACGATGGCGGTTGTAGGGAGCTACAGGCGAGGTGCAGAGAGCTCTGGAGATATTGATGTTCTTATGACACTTCCTGATTCGATGACGGGGGCCGAGAGGAACACGCTCTTTAAGAATGCTGTTTCCAATCTTCAGAGGCTTGGATATATCAAGGGCGTTCTGGCCTTTGGTATCACCAAGTGTCTCTGTATTTGCCAGGCTAGGGGGCAAAAGGCTCGCCGCCTCGATCTTCTGATGATTCCTGCGGCCGAGTTCCCTTATGCGATTCTGTATTTCACGGGTTCCGATCTCTTCAATGTGGCCTTTCGCACCCACGCATTGGCGAAGGGCTACACCATGAATGAGCACGGCATGGTTCCTACGGGAACAGCGGCGCCGCCTCCACGTATGAGCACTGAAAAGGATATCTTTGACTTCCTGGGCCTGGAGTATGTAGAGCCAAATAAGCGCGTTGGAAAGGCGTCTGTAAAGGTTGCTTCATAAGTAGATGAAGATAAGTAAACATATAACATTCTTTTATGATGAAAATAGATTTAAGTATCTGAATCAGCTTATTGCAGAGGCAGGGACATATCCTCACGACGTTGATATTTTTATTCACACAAATAAGTCAATTCCAGATGATAAACTCCATTTACCTTCAAATAATATTACTATACTTGTCTATATTCATGATATAAAAGGAAGAGATCCGTATATTCTTCCGTGGTTATGTAGGCCTATCATGGAATCACAGAAGAATCATTATGATATTTTTATGTATGTAGAAGATGATATCCTGGTTCCAAGGGCTGCCCTACTCTATTGGCTTGAGCACAAAAACACTGTTATGGCAGAGAACTATAATTTGGGATTCTTACGCATTGAAGTTGATCCTATGGGTAAACACTATACAACCGACAATGCAACTTCGCCTGATGGTTCTATAGATCAGAGGTTATCAAAGACCGTTACAATTAATGGGAAGGTCTATGCTGTTAATGATGTAAATCCGTATTGTGCATTCTGGATCTACGATGCGAATGAATTCAGTCGTTTTGTTTATAGTGGTTTCTACAATCCTGCCTTAATTCATGGGTATGGAATTCGCGAGAAAGCAGCGATTGGTCTTCATGGACTCTATACACCTTGGTATACTTACACGGTCATTCCTGTTATGGATAGGGGTCTTAACCCAGGATGTAAGATCTATCATCTTCCCAATAATTATCTGTATGGGGCCTGGAAGCTCCATTTATTTGACGAGGTTTTTGTTAGCCTTTAACACCATTTCAGCCGCCTTGTCTGCTGTCTTAGGCAGAGTCAGATACCCTATACGCCCATATGTGCGAAACTGAATGACATGGTCAGCAGCTTCGCCCGTTTTAATCCATTGGTCAAGCGCCTCCTTCGTATCCATATAGGCACCATTTGTATCTGAGATGCCATTTGCTTGAAGCTGCTTGAGAAGATGGACTGTCTCCTTCACACGATCAAACTTGGTCTTCTCCATTCTATATATGTATTTTACCACCCGCTTAAACTGCCAACACACAAATCATAGAGATGTGCGGTATCTGGGCCTGCATAGGTGCCGCGAGCGAAGCAATTGATAATCCAGACCGCTGTATAAAGCAGCTGGTGGCTAGAGGGCCTGAACGTGTATCTCGCATCGATCTAAGTGGCTGTATTCTTGGATTTACTCGTCTGGCGATCAATGGATTGAATGAAGAGGGAATGCAGCCCATGACGAATGGGCGTCTCTGGTGGATGTGCAATGGTGAGATCTATAACTGGAAGGCGTTGGCCCAGACGTATGGAATTGTTGCGAAATCTGGAAGCGATTGTGAGGTTCTGGGTAACCTCTACCAGAAAATAGTGATTGACGAGGGCGCTCCGCTCGAGGCCTTTTTCAGACTTCTGGATGGCGTCTTTGCAATTGTGATTGTTGACACGGTAGAACAGAAGGTGATTGTGGGTCGTGACCCCTATGGCGTGCGCCCCCTCTTTATCGGACACAGATTCTCGGTTACTATGACAAACCAGATCTATGCGTCGACTCTTCTCTTTGCGAGTGAGATGAAATCAATGTATCCTCTTTCGCAGTCACATTCTCACTTTACACCTGGAACGTGCCAGATCTATTCTATGAAGACACTGGCCCTCCAGTATACATGTCGGTTTCACCCGATTCATGTTCTTAAGAATCCTTTTTTTAATGGGTTGGAAGTTGCATGCCAGGCCCTTCGTGTTGCTCTAGAGGCGGCTGTGAAGAAGCGCATGATGACGGAGAGGCCTGTTGCTGCCCTGCTCAGTGGTGGTGTGGATAGCAGTCTGATCGCGTCTCTTGTTGCCAAAGAACTGAGGGCCGCAGGTGCCCCCAAGCTCAAGACCTTTAGTATCGGCATGCAAGGTTCGCAGGACCTTGCATATGCAAAGAAGGTGGCAGAGTGGATTGATTCAGATCACCACGAAATTATTATGGATCAGGAGGATTTTCTATGCGCTATCCCCAAGGTTATCCATGATATTGAGACCTTTGACACGACAACTGTGCGCGCCTCAGTTGGAAACTGGCTCGTTGCGAGGGAGGTGAAGATGCAGTCAGGTTGCAAGGTGGTGTTTAATGGAGATGGGAGTGACGAGGTGTTTGGCTCCTATCTGTATTTTAATAATGCGCCGCACGACTCAGCATATGAAGAGGAGGTGAGCCGACTTCTGGAGGAGCTACACATGTTTGATGTGCTCCGCTCAGATCGGTGTATCAGTTCTCACGGACTTGAGCCTCGGACCCCTTTCTTGGATCGGCAATTTGTGGCAGTGGCGCGCTCTATACCGACCGAGTGGCTGCGACCTGTTCTAGGAAAGAGGCCTGAGAAGTGGCTGCTCCGCCGCGCCTTTGATGATGGGGTCACGCTGCCGCATGAGGTTCTGTGGAGGAGAAAGGAGGCGTTTAGCGATGGCGTAAGCGCAACTGAAAAAAGTTGGTCCGAGGTTGTTAAAGAGTATACAGAGTCTATTGTTTCGAGTGATTGGAAAGAAAGAGCGCCTCATGCCTATGCGAACCTTACGCCTGTGACAGCTGAACAGTATTTTTATCGTTTTCATTTTGAAGCTAATTTTGGAAAGACGGCAAGTAGTATAGTGCCGCATTTCTGGATGCCGCGCTGGTCGCCTGGTGTGACGGATCCTTCTGCTCGCGCTTTAGCACTCTATTAGTGCGTCAGCACTCTATTAGTTAGCACTCTATTAGTTAGCACTCTATTAGTGCGTCAGCACTCTATTAGTTAGCACTCTATTAGTTAGCACTCTATTAGTTAGCACTCTATTAGTTAGACAATTACACCACGCTTGCGCTTCTTAATTGCCTTACACTGTTCCTTGTGACCACTCTTCCAATGAGTGCGCTGACAGGTCTCATCACAATAGACAGCCTTCATACAACCATTGCACATTCCAGCAAGATCAGACTCAATCAGAGTGCCACACTGAGCACACTCGAGGAACTCAACCTCAGATGGAGTAGAAGAAGGATCCTCCTTAATAGGCTCGGCCTCATCATCTGCAACCTCTCCCCCCTCTTCTGCAGGTGGGGGCTCCTGCGCCTCCTCTTCCTCTTGCTCTTGCTCTTGCTCTTGCTCCTGCTCCTGCTCTTGCTCTTGCTCTACTCCTGTGGCAGTCAGACGAAGGCTTTCAATCTTCTTAATATACATTGTAAATGCATTAATGATTGCAGAAACTAGAAGGGCAGATCCAAGGAGAGGCTGTCCATTAAGAAAGCGTGTAAAGCTGAGGTAAAACAAGGCTGTTCCAGCGATACTCTCCATGCTGAAAAGGGTAGTCATTTATACTACTGGAGTTGAGGTGATCCGACCCTTCAAATTTGACGCTTGCTGGTTTTAGTTGGTTGGTTACCAGAATGGATACACAATGTATGGCATGGCGTGTAAGAGATGAAAATATGCCTCGTTTTATAAATGAAAAACAGTGCAAGTTTCATATCCCTTATAGGTGTGAGGGTAAGGCTATACAAGGAGATAAAGTCTGTGGTATCTGCGCTAATAAGCGCGAGAAACCAAAGCCTACTAAGAACAAGAACCATCCATCAAAGTGGTGGGGGCTGATTGATGAACCGATTAAGAATATTGGAGCTTTAAAGAGTATTGCTTTTGGTAGCATCTGGTTCTTGGAAAAGTTTAAAGCTGGATACAGGATATCTCCAGAAGATATGGGTAGGGCAAAGAATGCACTGAAAGGAACCGCCATGGAGGGATTACCTGAGACTTTGACTGAAACGGCAGCTAAAGCTCCTGCCTCTGCTCCCGCAAAGGAAAAGAAGAAGCCAGGTCCTAAGGCTAAGAAGGAACCAGAGGCAAAGGAGGAGCCAAAGAAGATCAAGGTCAATGTAAAGAAGGCCGAGGTAACCCAGCCTATCGCCGTCGTTCAAGAGGAGGCCATTGAGGCCGAGGAAGTGCATGTCGTTCAGGTCATTAAGAAGGAGCTGAATGGCAAACAGTATTATTACGATTCGGGTAAGAAGAAGCTCTATGAGCCATCAACTGGAAAGTATGTGGGTCGCTGGGACTCTGTCAAGGAACTAGTTATCACCTCTATTCCTGATTCAGATGCTGAGTAGCTTCTAGGATGAATCAGAAGCGTTGTAGCTTCTAGGATGAATCAGAAGCTAAAGCTTTCCAAGAAACAGGGAACGCCTTCTCCATCTGCTCCGCAACCGCCGCCGCAAACTCGCGGATTTCTTTTTGTGCGTGGGGATCGAGGCGTAGGCCACAGAGGCGTGAATACGCAGCGAGAGACGCCGTCTCAATGAACTCAGTATACATAGACTGAGGCAGAACGGCCCGCGCAATCTCAGGCGCAACCCCCTCCTGTAGAAGAAAGTTATAGAATGACACCGCGCCCTCGGTAAAATTCTGGATCTGCTTGACAACCTCAGGGTTCGTGGGGATCAACTCGTCCTTGGAGCCCTGCTTCTTATTTGTGTCACGTGCCCTCAGCTCCGTGGGAACCCAGCACTCGGGCTCGTCATCTACATAGCGGCGGCTCACCTCGTTACGCGAAAAGCCGACCGTGTGGCGAAACCACTCGCGTGCAACAAAGATTGGCATCTTGAGGCGGAAACGCGCCTGCGGGTGGAAAAAGGGACTGTTGTGGTTATGCTTAGCCAGGTAAGAGATGAGCTTCTCATCTTTTGTCTCCATCACAGTTGCGATCTTGTGAAAACTTACTCTAGCGGCGTTGACGACTGTGAGATCGTTTCCGAACACTTCTAGAAGTTCCACGGAACCGCCGCGTCCTACTTGCATTCTTCTTAGATTTACGCTGTGTCCGTTTAGACCTGGATCGGCCGCCTGACATTGCCGGCTTTAATGATGCCACATCTACTACAATCTTTTTCCTCTCAACAGTAAAATCATGTGTATTCACATTTGTCAGTTTAAGTATCTCAACTGTTCTCAACTCATTGCTATCGGGATACTGTGTATGATTTTGTTGAAAACCTTGTGTTAATTTATACTTCATTTCATCAATTTGATACTGATCTCTAAATCCATAAGATAAAGCAACATCTACAAAGGCAAGTTGGGGCTTTCCATTGGAATGAATACAATCTAAAACGACACACCCATCTCCCACTCTACTACCAGAAGGTGAGTGTTCGCATCCTGCATATTGAGCACTCGCCATGACTGCTTTCGTGCGCGCATGTCCGCCATTTGTTGGACAGTGGCCAACTACAACTAACTTATACTTAGTCTTAGCAATTTCAGCACAGTGTTTATTAGAAATAGATTGTGCATACGAACGGGTCCAGAGGGGAGCAGGTTGCTCACCTGTTGGATTTACAAAGCTGGTTATTGCATCATCTGGAAAGAAATTTTCAGCGCCTCCTGGTGTGAAGTTTCCTGATACCTTTTTTTGAAGTTCTATAATAGTTTCTGTATAATCTATACTATCTATTTTTCCTAAATGCGCATACTCAATTATATTATGTAATCCTCCATGAACACATGCCACCTGTCTTTGATCTCCAAGTTCAATTGAAAGCAGATAAAAAGGGGATACCTTGTAAAAGGGGAGGAGGGCTGCCTGCCTCTTAGGATGGTCACCAAAGAATCTCTTTGCTTCTTCTGTCACATAGTGTTCATACAGACTAGATGTCTCTCTTATAACTGTGTTAAAATCATGATTTCCAAGTGTAAACCTCACATCAGAACCTCTGTTTAGTGCTTTTATCTTCAAGTTGTAAAGAAGAGCATGCAATAAAAATTCAAACGAGCCCTGTGGGTCATTTATATATTTTTTATCAAACCTCTTTCCGTCAACCAGATCTCCAACAATAACAAGAAGTATTCCAGCCCCTCCTATCCATTCAATCTGATCAAAAAGGGCTGGGTTATAAATAGTATTAAGCTTATAAATATCATTTAAACTTCCTAGATCTAGAAGCCCAGCTCCTTGGAGCATTTGTATAAACTTTCTAACATCTGAATGAATATCACTTGTGATATAAACTGTCGGGTATTTAGTGGCATCTACAATATAATTTCTATCAACAAGCTGTGATAATGGAGCGATCTTATCTCTTGTAACACGGGTCATTTCATCAAGGCCAAAATATATACTTCCTGTCATTAATCTCATATCACCACTCGTAATTAAAAAATCTGATAGGTCTGGTCCTGATGCTTGTGCTTGTGCTTGTGCTTGTGCTTGTGCTTGCGCTTCTGCTTGTGCTTGCATGGCAGCAGATTCTTCATAGGATGTGGCACAGCCCTCACAATTAGGAGTATTTACTTTATTAAATGTTCCGCAAACAGCACAGCGCCAGGGAAGAGGAGAATTTTTTACGCCTAAATTAGCAACTAGTTTTGCAAAGGGGTCGTTATTAAACTTAGGAGGCATCTACTTAACGTCTATTTTAAAAGTGACTGTGTCAGAGCCCACATTCCATCGCAGCTGCTGTTCGCGAGCCACCACGCCTTGCACGCCTCAGACATCTTTATCCACGTGGCCTCATCCGTCTCCTCGGAAAGGCGCTGCGCATCCTCTGGTGTCTCAGCCTTGAAATAGTGCACACCCTCAACGGGCGGATTCGCGTATCCACTAATGTCTACACCTGGACTCACGATCGGCACACACCCCATCGCCATACACTCAACCTCGCGATGGCACTTGAGGCCAAATCCTGGAAGGCAGAGGCCGAACTTCGCCTGGCCCAACTTCTCCAGATACTCGCGCTGTGTATAAGGATATTTGGCAAGGCCGTCGGGCATAGAGAACTCGGAACAGACAGCAGCCCATTCAAGAGGCCTGTGCTTTCTCTGCGTATCGTTCTCAGTTCGCCCATAGAAAACGAGGCGCTGCAACCGCTCTGACCATGTGGCCGTGGCCTTGGGAGCCAGCTCCTCCACCAAGGCAGGACGACGCGGCCAGAAACTCCACGCCTTTCCTCCATTCACAGGCGCAGGGTTTCCAAAGAGCGCCTTCACAAAGCGCCGTTCCTCAGGAGGAGCATTCTCAAGCCACTTATACGTCGGCCGATCGTATAAGAGCGTATTCCCTATTCCGTGGAGCCAGACATGGTGCGCATGCGAGTCCTCGATGATCCGCACATAGCCCTTTTCAGCCCACATGACTGCCATCTCTCTGAAGCTATCACCACTGTGGTGATAGAAGTCGCCAACAGGCTTCTTAGGGATGATCAGAAGAGGAAGCTTCGTATCCACCGCATCGGCTACAGGTGTCAGAATCTGCTCCACCAGAATATTGCGCACATTCTCCGTAACCTGACCCTTGGGCGCGAGAACCAAGAGGTGCACAAGCTCCGATGCACAGGCCAAGTGGAGACCCTCAGCATTCGGCATCATCTCATTCTGGATCTCAATGACTGTGGAGCCGACAGGAAGAATCCAGGACCACCCCATGTTCACGGATGCGGCGATGAGTCTGTAGGCGCCACTCAGCTTTGCCACTAAAGTCTCAATGGTGGTATTCTCAGGCCAGATTACATCCACATTGTAATTGCCCTCGATCTTACGGATAAACTCGCGATTGCAGTAGGTCTCATCAAAGAAGACAACAGTCCTCTTCTCCTTCTCTCTTTCCGATAGCCAGCGCGAGGAACCTCCGTCCCTCCTCACGATCAAATGCTTACGAAGAAAAGTGACCTGCTCTCTGCTTATCAGATTGTTATCTGTCGGCAGCATAATATATGCCTTCTCGCAATACACCTGAACACCCTCGTCACGCGGAATGACAGGCACCTCCTTCTGATTCCAACTAAAGATCTGGATCGCATCCATAAACGGCTTGCTCCGCGGCAGCCAGAACTCACCCTTTCCTCCAGCCTTCTCTCTGAGGATTAGGATATTGGAAATGTATCTGAGAATAAAGTTGAGAGGGTTTCTCATAAACGTGTCAGGAAGAGGAGCGATGAGACCAATCTCTACTGGTAGAGAGGGACGAAGCTTACTGACAGTGGACTTGTTCCACGCATCTGCCGCCGCCTTGGACTTTCCAACGTAGATGCTATCATACGTGTAAGCGAGGCCAGTATTTGTCTGGAAAACACCAGTATCTTCATAGATCTTTACAGGTTCTGTTGCAGTATACTTATTGTCTGATCCATATGTGAATGTTTGTTCAGAACCCTTAGATACCATTGTGCAGAAGGTGCGCAGATGGTTCTGAACAGGACCTCTAACGGGGCGGGAAAAAGGGATAACAGGAAGAGTATGAGTAGGGCTCAGTGAAAATAGGGGGGTCATGTCGTGAAGACCTGTCGGCTTGATGTAAAAATACATATTCTTGTCCACAATGTCTGTCTTGTCATATGTGCGAAGAGTAGACTCGTGAACGTGATGCGTCTTGATTGTGAGGGCTGGATTCGTTACAAGAAAGCCAGCGCGGAGCATCTCCATATTGATCGCATTGTCACAACC